GGTTCGGATATATCCTCCGACAAATCGGAAATATGACCCGCCGAACTGGTCGCCTACAAGTAAGGCTTTGTTTGACGGCTTAACGGATGCTAAGATTTGGACAGATGATAATTACAATGTGATAGTATCGACTGAATTCATGCACGGTGGCAAGTCTGGAAATAAGAATTACAGAATTGAACTGGAGATTTATGAGTATCACGAGATATTGCAAAGGATAGTGGATGGGATTTGACAAAAAGGAATTGATAAAAGGTTATCAACGCACGATAGAGCAAAACGAAGAGAAGATAGTCGAGTATTCGAAGCCGTGCGATTCACGCAAGAGACGGATTAGAGCGCTGGAGCGTGATTTGTTAAAGAAAAAGAATAAAGAATTAAGAAAGAAAGTGGAGGAGTTGGAAGATGAATAAAAATAAAGTTTATATCGAAGGGTATGAAGTTGGATTTTCAGTAGACACAACGGGAGCTAGGGAAAAGAAAATTCAAGTCGCCAGTGGAGAAATCGTGAGCATAGACGAGAGATTCATTTACAAATCAATTGAACGTGAAAAAATCAAAGTTCCGCAGTTTGTGGCGGATTTTATTGCAGAACAGAAAAAACTGGGGCATACACTGTCCTACTCAATAGACGCAAGCATGTCTGACAGAGTTGCAGAATGGTATCGGGATAATTCCGAATTATTCGCACTAGCTTGGATTTTCGGCTACGAGGTCGAGGAAGAAAAGCGGTATTTTGTGAAGGTGAAAGGTATGAATCGTATCAATGGATGTCTAGCTTATAACAAAGAACTTGGTACTTGGTACTTTGGAATAAGTGGTAATTCTAAGAATCATAGCACAAACCACACCCGCAAACAACTAGAAGAAGCTGGTTTCGGCTGGGTGTTTGATTGTCCTGGTATGGAAATTCAGGAGGTTGAGTGATGGAACGCTCTGAACAATACCCATCTAGATACTTCATTCCTGAACTGATTGAAGATGAAGATATTATTTTTAACAAAGATAGCGAATATCACAAGCAGAAGAAAAAAGAAAAGAAAAATCCTATTTTCAAAAGAAATAAGCCCAAAAATAGATAGGCGCTTTGAGGTGGTAACATGAAACGACCAAACAGATACCCGTACACACGAGGTCAATGGGTTGAAGAAACCGCTGATTATTATACATATGCAGACGGTATTTATTTTACAAGTCATGTTTTAAAAAATAGACTCACTAGAGAAATTAAGAGCAAGGAGATGAAATAGTGATTATCAAAAATTACAAATATGATTATTCAAGTGGCAGAATCTGCTACACAATTGATGTAGATGGTTATGAATCAGCCGTGGAACATACAAAGACAGACCACGGAAGTGTACAAAGAAATGATATTGATGATTTCTTAAGTAAGGTTGAGGAATACGACTTTCAAGAAGCTGAGATGATTGAAACATTCGTTGACTTTCAAAATGATTTGCTCTTATATGGAATTGGTTTTGAATTGAGAAATGAGGTCACAGATTGAAACGATTCAT